TCATACGATCTCTTCCGGATAAGGTTTTGAAAAAAGCTTGGCCTCTTCGGCGCGTCTTTTTGTCAGGCCGGGAAGCTCCACAAGCATACCGTTAACTGTTGCCTTGTTCCAGCGCTTTAACAGTTCAGGAACCGCGGAGTAGTTGCCTCTGTTCAGCTCCCTCAACCATGAGCACTTGCCCTCAACAAGTCTCCCCACACCGAGGTTGAACGTCCAGCTTACCAAAGCGTCAAACTGATTCTGGTTAATAGGCACCTTTATCTTTTTGTTAAGCTCCCTCTCGATAAAGGTGATATCCAGTTTGAGAACGTTATCGGCGTGCTCAAGACTCCAAGCTATCCTCTCGTCGTCGGAAGTCACCGGCCCCCGGTGCAGAAGATGACCGTATCCTATGGTAGCGTGTCCGGCAGGACAATTATACGGTATCAGGGAAACGCTTTTGCTGTCCTTAATCAGATTCACAGCATTAGTGGATGCTATCATATTTATCTATCCCTCGCCCACCGCAACGAGTCCTTGAACCACAACGCCTGCGCCCGTGCGTACTCAGGCTCGGTCATCGACTGTTCCTGAAAATACGTCGTCCGTTTTATGTCAACAGATATACGATCAAGCTTGGAGAGTATCGCACTGTCGATAGGCGTCCGTTGCGCGCACCGTATACTGTCGAGCGAATCCGCCACGTTCTCAACGCGGCAGTTAAAATTTTCATTCATGGCGTTTTTTATAAGCTTACTCTCTGCAAGAAGGACACCGCATGCAGCAGCGACAGCGACCACGGTGCCCGCTATCGCGGTGATTTTCCTCTGCCACGTCCAGAACACAGTTGTATCACTCATAGATCATCGCTCCTGGTGTTTTTCGTTTTCCTTCTTCTCTTCTTCTTTCTTGCTGAAAATCCGGTCCCAATTCTCGCGACCCTTCTCGGTAAGCGGCTGCGCGTGGATTGTCTTCCCATAGTTGAATGCTCTCATCGTGCGCCTCCTTCTGCGGTTCGCAGAAACTCGTTAAAAATACGATTATCGCGTTTCAGTGAATGTTTTATAGACCCGCGATTTTCTTTAACACTTTTTGCGTCGAGATACCTGTCGATCGCTTCGTCCCGGTCTTCTTCATCTTTCATACCGTAAATATCCCGCAGCGCCGGGTCTTTAGCCCGCAAAGTAGCCTTCTGATACTGCCGGTAGAATAAACGCCACGAACCGGGCGACCCTGACTCGCGCCAGATTTCTTTCGCGTCGGCGATGGAAGGTTTGAAATCAGGTGCAGTAACGTGATTAATCAGCGCATTACCTTTTCCGCTAATGATTGTTTCCGCGGCTATTGACGATACTCCGCCGGTCCGAAGTGACGACGTGATCTGCTCGTCCGTCAGGCCGAGATTCCGGGCGGCGACTACTGCGCGGGCGAGGTCGTCGTTTAACTTTGTTTGCGAGGTAAAGTCCTTTTTGTTTTTTGACCTCTGGTACATCCCGAGTTCCGACATGCTTTTCTTATATTGCCGGGCTTTGAATTCAAGCGACTTCGGGATGTCGAGCGTGGAAACGCGAAGACCTGTAAGAGTAGAAGCTAACTCAGTAGCGCCTGAATATGGTTGCCCGCGCTTATCTAGTTCACCACCGAAAGCTTTTGTCACTCGTCGTGCTTGCGTTATTACGCCCGGTTCAACGCCGGTCCAGAAATGATCTATTACATCCCCCGCTATTTCCGCCGGCGTGCCGTTTTTATTGTATACGATAGATCCGGATTTCGTTCTGTTACGTTTCAGATCAAAGATTTTACTGGTGACAATATCTTCCCCGAAAAAGGGGGCGTACATTTCCCCGATGGCAGCAAATAAATTTTCGTTGAAATCTCCGCCCCGAAGCATGGCGATAAGAGGCTTTTTAGCATACGAATACGGATCGGTATATCCTGCATCGATGTAGAATAATTTCCCATCTTTGGTTTTCGCTATCGGCATCAACTCCGAGTTCGCGGACCACGGCTGGACGAGGGGACGCATGTCATTCTCTTCCTTTTGAGACACCGGACTGATTTCATCGTCGTTACCGGGAGGCCATATACGCGACGCTATCTGACGAATCCCTTCACCCACTAAAAGAGGCGTAGCCATCGCAAGCATCGTACCAGCCAAGCGCTGCGCGCCTATGACTTTAATTGCTTTGTTGTCACTCCATAGCTCAGATTTAATTTGTCTTCCGATACCGATACCTGTTCTGATAATCTCCGCGGGGAACGAGACGAAGGTGCCTGTGAAGGGGAAGCGTCGAAGTATCTGGCCGATCTTCGGAATTTTAGAATACGTCGGATACGTATTTCGTACTATTTCGGTTACGTACCGATCGAGAGCTTCACCTTTAAGTTCCGGTAACGCTTTCGAATACCGGGCCTTTTCATTCTCAAATGCGAATATTTTCCAAAGATCGTCCTCTAATGAGTAGAGTTTTTCAGTCCCCTTAAATATCGCCCGAATCTTAGCGCTTGAACCGGAGCCCAGGAACGCATCTATGTCTCCACCCATAGCATCTTTTATTACCGCCCTCAGCTCGCCAATATTCACCGACTCACCAATTAAACCAATCTTTTTCAGATAGTTAAGACGAAGACGTTGCTCTGGCGCCGCGGATTTCATAAAATCCGCATAGACATCTTTAAGCGCCGTTCCCATATGCAAGACATTAAAATGCCCGTTTGCGATGGCTATAATCGCATTACCTGAGACGTTACGAACGTGAGTAATAGGAGAAAGCACCGTCTTCGAATACCGGGAAGCCGCAACGATTTTCATGTACGCTTGTAAATACCCAGGTAGCGTAGCGTCTGAAAACTGCGTCTCGAAGGCGTTTTTAATTTCCTGCGTCGTATACAAGCCGTTAAGCGGGTCGAGAGTTTTTGAATCCTTCGAGGCGATTTGTTCGGAGTAAGACGCTTTATCGTCGGCAAAGGGCTTCTCTTTCAACCAACCCTCTTTAAGGCCAAGAGCTTTCACTGAAGTTAAGAACTCATGATTCGCTATCAGACTTGCCATCTTCGTAACGCTATTTACATAGTTGACATCCGCTCGCCTGTTCTCCCCCCACAAAGCGCGGATTTCAACAGGTATATCGCCTTTTTTCATGAGGATACTTAAATTCTTAGCTCCTACTTTTCCAAGAGCTTCGAAGGCACTTCCCGGTTTCTCCTTCGCGTGCTTAAAAAGAAGCTCTTCAAGAGCGCCTTGAATCTCGCCTTCGGTCGCATCCCGAATAGTTTTAAGTTCTTCAGCGGCTTTATTTAGGTCTGTTTCTACCTTTAACAGCTTACCTTCTAAAGCGCTTTTCGCGCTTGGATCAAATTCAGCACCTATTTTAGTTTGTAAATCCGCTTTTTCGCCGAGAAGTTTATCGGATCTACTCTCTAAAGCAGCCTTATCCTCTATGTAAGATTTCGTAAATGCCTGACGCAAATACGCCGTTGCCTTGTTTACAGTCTCCCGCGGAACCTTCTTATACCATTTCGCGTCCGTCGTCACTTGATAAGAACGATTCAAATAAAAGCCAATACCGTCTTTGAACTTTGCTACTAAATCGCCGGTTATGATACCGCGGCGGATAAACTCATTCGAAAGCGCATCGACATGGTCGCGCATCGCCTTAACCGGTTTCTGCAGAGCTTCAGGGAACGATTCGGTCGGCTTCTCGCCTCTTAAAACCATATCAATATCAAATTCATTCTTGGAACTGACCTTCGTACCTTTAAACGCTTGCTTCTTCGCTCTGTTAAAATCAGATAGCGCATACTCTAATTTGCTACCCTGCTCTCGTAGCCAACCTTGAGACTTCTCATACTCTTTAACGGCGGATTCCGGCATGTGACCGCCGCTTTTAAAAAGGTCAATGAACACGTTTTTAATCTGATTCCGGGTATCCTGCCGGGCGACCGCTACGCCGTTTTTTGCATCGGGTTTTGACTCGCCGCCGAAAGGAACGAGGACGGAGCCAGCTTCATTCGCTTGCTTTGCTTCGGGGAAATCTTCGGCCGTATCGGGCTTCTTTAAAGGGACTACACGACCCTGATCTTCGTTCCCTTTGGGAGGGATTCGAGAAATTCCTGGAGGTTCTTCGGCTCGGCCGGCACGGAGCCCTTGCTGCTCGCGGGTGAGCTTGTGCTCATGGAGCTTTTCAACAGAGAGCGTTCGGGCCTTTTCGACTCCAGCAGGTGAAAGCGATTCCGCAGTTCCGTATCCATAACTCACACCGAGACCTTTCCACTTGACGACCGTTCCGTCCGGTCGTGTTGCCTCTATCGTTTTGTTCTCCAATAAAGTATAAACCTTTTTCATGGCTTTGTCAACTGATTTCGCATCGTCGGCGTGAAATCGTATTTCATCGCCCCCGACACGGTAGGCATCAACGCCGGCTTCTTTCAACGAAGAACTCACCGCTTTAAGCAGTTCGTCACCGGCTTCATACCCGAGATTATCGTTCGCCCATTTCAAACCATCTACGTCGGCGATCGCCTGGACCGGTCTTGGCGCTTCATCTTCCCACGCGCGCTTACTCTTCAATCCGGTTAAGGCGTCGTATTGAAGTTCAGCTTTCGCCTCTTCCTCGGTAAGTTCGGCAATACGCTTGCGTTTCTGAAAATCGACTCTTCTTTCAGGGGGTGGTTGAGCCGGCGCCTCTGCAGCAGCGGGTTTTGTAGGCCCTTCTGGCGGCTGCATTCGTGGGACCGGCTCCCCCATCATTTCTTCAGGAACGGGTCGTACGTCCCGGCCTTCTTTACCTTCGTCAGCGTTCCATAAACGTAAGCGTCTGCCCTCTCCCCCGACATCCCCTTCTTGCGGGCCTGCTTCTTCAACCGGTTTTCCAACGCTTTTGGCATTCGGTTCCGCCTTTCCGTAGATTTCATTTATGAGCTGTCCCGCTTTCTCGCGGGAAATTCCGAGATCCTTTTTGACCTGGCTCTTCGTCGGCCGGACATCGCCGTATAGCTCTTTGATCTTCCCTCGGCGATTTATACCCCTGTTGTACTTGATATCTTCAACCTTAACGTCCTGCTCCGCCGTTATTTTGTCAGTATAAGCCTTGCCGACGTTCGCTTCGGCGTCAGCCTGGGCGAAGGAGGGGCCGACCGGTTCCCCAGCTACAAGGGGTTTTTCCGACGTTTTCATGACCGGACGTTTTTTACCTGCCGGCATCGCGAGGCCAAGGCCGACTCCGGTAATGATATCCTCCGGCGTTCCTCCTGTAACCGCCGGAACAGCCCCTCCAACCGCGCCTTGGAGTATACGGCTTGGTCCGGCAACCCCGATCGCCGCGCCCTGCCCTAAGCTGATTAAGCCTTGTTTTAAAGCGTTCTTCCAATGATCTTCGGTCGCCTGCGCTTCCCCCTGCACAAAACCGAGTTCCCCCATTGGAATACCATTCGAAAGCACACGTTTAACGAGCCCCGGAGCCTTTTTCTCAATCATAGGGGCCGCGGCCGTTAAGCCTTCCGCCCCAAATTTCCGCCCGAAAGAACCAATCAGCTTCGCGGCTTGCGCTTCACCGCCCATTGCTACCACCTGCGGAAGAAAAGCGGCGAGTTGTCCTGCGGCCATTACTGTAGTCCCGGCGATCCCTGCGTCCTTTATCGCCTGTTGTTCCTCGGGTGTCGGGGTATAGGCTTCCTCGATAGTCTTACCGGCTTTCGCCAGCGATTCCGAGTACCGGGCATAATTCTTAGACATTTTTGTCGCAGTAGCTTCGGGATCATCCCACCCCAAAAGCCGAAGCTTTTCAGCGATCCCGCCGGCGACCTGAGAAGATACGTCTATCGGAAATTTACCGATATCGGCGAAACCTCTCGCGGCCGTTTTCGCCCCCGCCCACAAGACATCGCCCTGAGTGGTTTCCGGGGGCGTGAACTCCTCGGGAAGAGCCTTACGAGTGGTAACGCCAAGCACCCGAGCCGGCGCATATTCCGGAAGAGGAACATCACTCTGCGCGGTAATCGGTTGCTCTTTCAGTGGATACTGCGCATTGAAATCCACCTTAATATCGCCGGGCTGTGGTTGATAGTCTCCCTGAGCTACCGGCTGCTCAACCGCCAAAGTCTCCGGTTTGAAAGCGCCGTAGTCGGGCAGATCCACTATCGGCTCTTCCGGTAAAGATGATACAACATCAAAAAGATTCTCAGACACTTCTTCCGGCGCCCACGCTGAATAGGAAGGAAGCGCCGAAAGCGCGGAAGACAACCGAAGATTTCTGCCATTATCTTTCGAACTAACTACATCCAAGATATTAGATTTTATATCAATAGAACTCCATCCCGCGTATTCCGGAAGCCCGGAAGCCTCGTTCACGAGACGATCTAACCTTGGATTCTGCAAGTTCATTTAAAAACCGGCTCCTCGTGTTACCCCCGGAGTAGGTGGTTCAATACCTACCGCTTTTGCATACAGAGGAAGAAACTTAGTTACAAACTCGTTATAAGCCGCGGGATCACCAAGTATCCGCGCCGACTGAGAATTCGGCTTTGGAACATACGTCGGTATGATATTGCCCATAGCATCCTCTTTATTTACCAACGTAAAATCTCCGGCATTCATCTGGCGAAGACGCTCTATCGCGGCTTTTTGCAACTTAATTTCATCGGGATTCTTTGGAACGCCGCCCAGCCCACCTCCCCCCGCGCCGGGCGAAAACTCTTTCGGAAGTCTGCCCCCGATCTCCACCTGACTGATATTTTCTTTCGTCACCGACCCGCCGCCCGGCACTTTTACCTTATTCGAACCAAGCGCTCCGCTGACAGTGGCCTCCCACATACGATCGCGCTCGCGCTGATTCGCTTTCGCGTCGTCACGTTCTTTCTGCACTTTGGAAAGCTGCGCCTGCGCTTTGAGTTTGAGAATATCTTTCATCTCCGTGGAAGCGGCCTGCGCCGACAACCGCCCACCACGAACATCATCAATCAACGATCTGGCGAGGGGATCGAAGTATTTTCCAACTTCATCTTCCTGCGCGGGAGCCGATTGACTTGCGCCTGTAATATCCGCAAGCATCGGACTGATCTGCTCGGCCGAATCGGACACGGGAGCGCCGGCAGGCGCGGGCGTGCCCGCCATACCGTTAAGATTGATCTGATTTAAAGGATCGTTCTGATCGAGAAAAGACTGCTTCGCAAGGCTCTCCTGGATACCAGGCTGGTTGGCGATACCGATTTTCGTCGCCGCATCCTGGTCGAGCTTCGCGCCGGAACCGACGAAGGCGGACTGAATGCTTTCCGAAAGCTTCAGCGCATAATCCTCCGGCGTAATCCGCTCGTCTTTGAAGCTTGGAACATTGAACTTCGACGGATCAATCCCTTTTTCCTGCAGCAATTCCATGGCGGTCGTGAAATACTGAGCTTTCACCGCCTGATCGTTGCCAAGGTCTTTTTTCATCTTCTGCCATTGCGCATGTTTATGGAAAAAATTCGACGCTGCGCCGGTAGCCATGCTGCTTATAGCGGACAATCTTTCCCCGGTCCTGTCGCGATACGCCAATGGATCATAGACTTGGTTCATTATCTGCTCCAAAGTTTTAAAGCGCGGTCCTGCAAAGAAACGTTCGTATTGAACATATTTTCAATCTGACCTATTTTGTCTTTGTTCAGACCGTACCGGGAGAGCATTTTATCCTCTTTCAACTTCTCCTTGGATAAGTTAAGCGCCTCCTGCGAAAACCTGTCGCTCACCTTGTCGCGGCCTTTTTGATAATCAAAATTTCTATAATCAAGCGCCTTGGCTTCCGCCCGCGCCGCATCCATAGCCTGCTTTTCCATTATCATCGACACAACTTGCAAAGCGATATTCCCGCCTTCAAGCCCGGCGTCAGCAGCAGGATTCATCGTCATCATATAAGCCCCTCTTTACCAGTTAAAACCGAACTTCTTCGCAAGATTTCCGGCGATCCCTATAACGGAACTTGCCGGATTAACGGATGAAAGCATCTTTCTCGCTGTATCCGGTGTTAAGCCAAGGTACTCACCGGAGGTTAACGAACTTTCCCTCCCCGTCCCTTCCCGTATCTTTGAATCCCGCATTTTTCCACCCGCATAATACTTTTTCCCGTCCATATCCTCGAATTCAATATAGGCATTGTCGAACCCGAGTTTGACGTCCTGATTACCCTTGAACGTCGTTTTCAGAAGGACTTCTTTCCCGCCGATAGTAGTCTTCACTACCTGACCAACTTCGGGCGCGGATTTCCATGAGTCGGTAAGCGCATCGTTTTTATATTGGAGATCAAGCTTTTCCGTATTTTCGAGAACAGCGGAATACGCCTTGCTATCCGAGCCGAGATTCTGGCCTTTAAGATCATCCCAAGTCAGGTCTTTCGAATTGACCGCTACCGCTTTACCGTCGGCATCCACCCGGTACACCTTATCACCCTCCTCGAAAATATCATCCTGCTCCTTACCTTCGGGAACTTTAACGGTTGAAGTGCCGCTCGAGGAACCGGTATCAGCCTCCAACTTCGCATAGTCAAACGTAACCTTTCCGGTCGCCGGATCGCGCGTAAGATACTGCGTCAGTCCGCCGGTATTGAAATCTTTAAGTAACGCTGCGTCTTCCTGTCTCATCTGACCGCTGGAAACAAGCGAGTCGATCTGATAATTAAACGCGCCGATTTCCGTATTCAGCCGAACGTCGCGCGCGGCTTTCACCTGCTGGTCCGCCCACTCCTTCGGAACTTCGCCGGTATTTCCAAGCGATTCCCAATACTTCTGAAGCATGGGCGCCATGGCAGGATCGGAAGCATTGGCGTCAAGGTGCGTCGATAGGTAAGACGACAGCGCCGTACCGGCGTCCGTGCGCTTCATCGTATCAAGGGTGGATTGCGCGGTTTTTATAGCGACGTCGCCCGCGGCAAGTCCTTGTTCCTGGGACCGCCGGTAATAACCGCGATACTGCTCCACAGCCATCGGATCGAGGTCCTTGCCGGTAGCATCCTTGTACCGCGCGATGACATCCGCATCGCTCCCGGTCGCGAGCGCCTGTTCGTAAGCTTTCCAGCTCTGCGTATCGCCGTACTCTTTCTGCATCTGGTCAAAATTCTTCTGCCAGTTGGATTGCCCGACATCAAACTGACGCTGCCCCTCACCAAAATCCTTTTCATATTGGCGAATACCCTCTTCTGCCGTGCCGTAAGCCCGAGCCTCTGAAAGCGCACTCTGCCGGGTCGCGTTACGATTTTGTTCCAAATCATTCAACGTGGAAAAACGATTTTGCAAAAGCTGATTTTCGGTACTCCCGGCGATCTGCTGGCCTATCCCGGTTCCGCTGAAGCCGGCCCCGGCGATCTGGTTCGCGGTAGCCGCACGCTTATTCGCCTCCGCGCGCGCAAGAGCTTCCTTCTGCCCCGCGGCGAACGGATCATATATCTTCCCGGTGAGCGAGTCCTGAAGCGTGTTAGTATACGCCTGCCCGATACCGGGAGCTGTGTTGCCGAAAAGGCTCGGCTGTTGCCGCAATGGATCGGGCGTCGGAGGCGGCTGCTGCACGGGATACGCGGTAAGAGGCGTAATCTGCTGCTGCAGCGGATCGGTCGTAACCTGCCGAACGGGCTGAGCGGCCTGTTGTTGCTGCTGCCCAGGTATAGGAATATTGGTGATAACCGGCTGCGGAGCAACGTATCTCTTTTTCGGCACGGCCAAGGGATCAGAAGTCAATGCCATAAACCCGCCTTACTGTGGAGTGATAAGCTGCATTATAAAAATAGTGCTGTCCGATGACGACGCGGTGATAATTTTCGAAATTGGCGGCGGCTTTATTCCAAGCGGCGATTCCGCGGGGATAGAAAGCTTCACCGTATCCCCGGCCTGGCTTATCGCGTGGACATACACCGACGAATCGCGCCGTGGGTTATATATCCCGCAGATCAAATATCCAGGCCAGGTGGTCGAAACGGTAATTACCGCGCCGAGAGCGGAAATATCCCCCACCTTTTTCCAGGTATAAGCGCTCGCCATCATGGCGGTGAACCGGTCCATGTTTCTCGCACCGATATAACCGAACTGCGTCACCTGGGCGGATAACATGCCCGCCAGCAGCAGGACAAAAAGAAAACCTTTTTTCATACTTCCTCCTTACGGGTTATAATTTCTCGTTGCAAGCCACGAAACTTCAACATTCGGCTTACTACGGCCGGTTCTTGCGTCATTAGTATAAATATCAAATCCACCAATCTGAATATCGGAAAAATAACATATATACAGAAAACCTACGCTTCCGGGAGTTAAGCAGACCGAATAGTCGATATTTATAAACGGCGTCACAAAATTAACCCTCGCGTATCCGTCATCGTCAGTAACGATAGAACCGGATTTTGTCGCTTTGATAAAGGATAATCCAAGATTTATATACTCCCATATCCCATGCCTTCGTATATAACTTTCTCCTGTATCCAGAAGCTTTAGAATATGGCCGTTTTTAGCGCCATCTTTAATTTCCGGCCACGGATCGGTAGAAATTGATTCCCATACAAAATTCCCGAGCAATACGGCTGGCATACTCTACTCCTCAGTGTAAATTCCATTATCCAATCCTCCTGCCCGTATCAAGTTAGCCAGCTCTATCACCGATGCAAGATCGGTGCATTCAGAACCCACGGCGAAGGGTTTTAATTTTCTCATAAGATTTACCGCGTTGATATTTTCATTCAAATCCAGCTTTTTACCGGCATACGCCTGAATAATCGGCTGGCCTTTGACATGCCTGAGTTTTTCAACTTCCTGCTCAAGAACTTCAACCTTTCTTTTAAAATCATTCCATTCGGTATCCGATACATAAGGCATCATGCGCTCCACGGCGTCGTTATCGTACTCATATCAGCAAAAAATTCAGCGTCCATATTGATTGGAATACCCTGAAAATTCGCGCCGAAAAACTTAAAATTACCATCCGCCGGAATCTTTTTCTGCACCGTATATTTGAAAAACGACCCGTAAAACCCCGGCTTCGGCCAAAGAGTTACATCGTTCCGGACTTTGTACTGATTCGCCGCGGTAACGTCCGTCGCCGCAACGATAGCGGTATCAACGGCAACCGGTTCGGAAAAACGATTGCGATCCGATTCCAGGGTTACATCAAAGTCCTTTTCGACCGCCGCATCGTCTGACCATTCGCAAAGCAACTTCGCTTCAAATAACTCATTCATGCTGCTCTCACGCGGGCCGGCGTACAATTGACGGGACTGTATTTCAAGATTATACTTTGCCATTATGCCATCCGATCCTGATATTGCCCGCTGACGAAAAACTCAATAAGCCCCAAGCCGCTGAAGCCGACGACGGAATCCGCTATCGAGCCGAGAATAACCGACCGGCGGGAAGTTATCCCGACGAAAACAAGACCTTTATTTATGCCGGGCGTAAGGTCATGCTCGGAATCCTCCTCGAAGTCCAAAAGATGCAAGGTATCCCCCGGATACACGGGTCTTGCCCCTATCGGTATCTCCCTGGAAGAACCGGCGCGCACCGGAAGCCGCACCACCGGCCCGGTGTTATTCATCCCCGGAGTAAGAAAATAATCGTCAAGAAAAATCTCAATCGCCGACCCCACCCGGTATACGAGCCTGTCGGCGATGCCTTCGCTGACGAACTGCTCTATCTCCGGTTCGTCGAGAAGCGATAACGGACCGGCGGAATAGGGATCGCGCAACACCGGAGTATCAGCGCCCATTGAGCCTATCCCGAGTTCTTCAATGTCGATTTCAAGCATCATATTATGACGCCGACTCCGAATAGTTATCGTATCGACATACACCGCAGACGATGACGTGAAATTCAGATAGTCAACTCCAAGGTACTCCCTTGTATTCGACATCTGACCCATCGTTCCCCGAGCGGTCTTTAAAATATTATTCGTTTTTGCGTAAATCCTATTCATGCTTGCCGTCGTGGACGAAGACGCGCTGTTGCCATCCCCTATGGCATGCCTCATACAGTCCCAATACGATTCATCGTCTGGATCGCCGATTTCAAGAAACTCATCGGTGGCATAGCTTTCAATTGGAAATTTAGCCGTAAGGTAGATCGCCGCGGCCTGGCCGTGTATGACTTCAGTTTGTGTCAAGCTCGAACAATACGGTATAGAAGTCCTTAACTGCTCGGTCGTCGCGTAATCTGAGCCACGATTCAGATTTGTTTCGGCGCAAGTCCCATAGAACCTCATCCTCATGTAGTACCGGTGCGCATAAGGAGTAAGAACCGCCCCCGCGGGGAAGTTTTGATTACATGAATCAATGGTAACGGTGTCCGCGCCAGTATCCCTCGCGGTAACTTTTACGTAATTGACCCATCCGTGCCCCACCAGATCATACAAGTAATAATATTTGTCAACGGTGAAGTTGGAAGCCTCCCCGGTGTCAAGCTGCAACACCACACTACTGCCGGCAGTTATTCCACTTTGTAATATCCCAACCTTCGTTATCAATTCAAGTTTATTGGTAATACCGGTGAACGTATCCAATAACTCCCAATGCCATGCGGAACCAAGCTGAGAAGCGATGAATATAAATTCGTCACCGCCTATGAACTGATAAGCGAAAAGCGCGCTGTCATAGGTATCCATTCGGACGCCAGCCCACCACACACGCGCCGTATGATTAGTGACATCCCAATACAGACACGCTTGCATTCGAATATAGCCGGACTCAGAATTCACATAGCCGAGTTTCACGTATCTCGGAGCGCACCCGGCAGGCGACGTGTTGTAATCGTTCGCCGACGGCGACGAAGTGTCGGTCAGAATTACAAAATGCTCTGCCGTGGTAACGGTATGCGTCCCGGTCCCCTGACTCGTAAGATTTATCGCGGTCCCGGCATACGCATTCGCCTCGGTTGAAGCTACTTTATAAACGCCGGAACTGACCCGGATCAACCAATACGAAGTCCCGGCGACCAATCCGCCGGGCACTGTCGTAGTCGATGAAAAAGTGACTTTATGACCGTGCGAAAAATAGTCACCGGCGAGCGTTATGGTTTCAGCCGTGGTATCAACATCGGTGGTAGCGAAATTATAACCCGGCATCCTGCTAAAGTCATCATGTAGATACCACCCGGCGCCTCCACCCAAAGCCGTGATATGAACGCTTGTTCCTGAAATATCATCGGCAAAAGTAATCGGAGTTCCCGCCATCGCATTATAATAAGTCGAAGCGAGCTGGAAAGCGTCGTCACTGATTTTGATAACGAAATATTCAGTTACATTCAGTCTGCTTACCGGATAAGCCAGACTCGTAGACGCCGTGAACTCCCCGGCAGTAGGTAAAGCACCATCGCCGCTTAATGTCAGCGCGACCGATTGCCCGGTGATGTAACCGTGTCCCACCTTATTAAACTGGCTCGATGCAAACGTGGACGACGTGATGGTCTGCGTGGCTCCGTGAACATTCGGCCTTGTCATAAACGACTGCAAACGGGCGAGATACCCGTCGGCGTCGATCATGCTGAATCCGCGCCCGGTGCAGCTATACGATTCTCTCCGTACTTTTGGCATTATGACACCGTATCCTCGAAAACGTCATCTTCTACAAAGTCAAATATCGCCAGACCTGAGTTATCCCCCGATACCGAGGATAAACACACAGCATCCTCGTACGATGCCTGATACTGGTCTGAAGAATGCCTGACAATAAGAACGCCTTTCGCTGCTGTAGCCATATTTACATACTCGCGAATTCAAACTGAAAAGGCCCATGAGGGGCACTGCTGTCGGAACCGAGATCGGGGTCAAAATAATAACCGAAAATCTTATTAACCCCTGCCTTCGTCTGATAAAGAATCCACCATATATTTTTATAAAACGCCGCGGAACAATTATGAACGATCCAATCGTAATCCAGATCAAGTTCGGAATAAAGTTCAGAGCTGCGCTCCGGCCATAGCTCTTGTATCTTGAACTCTGAAAAAGGACGAATCCGACCGCCCTCCTGCAGAACCATCGGACCATCGTTACCGAGGAAAAGAAGACAATTTCCGAACAGCCCTTTTATCTCGCATTTTGTAATAGTATAAGGAAAGGCGCACCCAACCTGGTTGCTTACCTGAGACACAACAGCGCTTAAAGGATCGCCGCCAAAAAGGGCAAAAGTTTTCCGCTCTTTGAACATGAAAAGATCATCACCAAGTCTTTTCATACCGGCAGCCAATTGCCCGTCGATATAATCGCAATCAAGCATGTACGTCGTAGGCTTGAATAACGACGCCCACGGTTGCGGATTCGCCTGGGCGGTTTCAAGGTCCGTACCTCCATCCCCTCCTATGGACTCCGAATAATAAACCCTGCCGTCAGTCGCCATAAGAAACAAGCGGCCTTTTACATACTCGATGAAAGCCGCCGGCGGCGCCGCCGAATACCCTGTTATCACCTGGTTAACCTCGCCCTCAAGCGTGGCGCTCGGAACATTATCGGTGAATGAAGATGTTCCCGTTCCAAGAAGAGGAAGATCGCAAAGAAAAAAGTGCGTAGCCGCTTCGGCCAGATCGGAAGTCGTTTGCTTTAAAGTCCTGGATACCCGAAGATGCGTCGCGCCCTGATATATAGCCTCTTCATGATCGTTCAAAATATCCATGTCGATAGTAAATATCGACGTATCCGTAGTAGCTTCCTGTATTTTTCTGTTTGCAATCGTCTCGACGCCTATGCAAAGCCCCGGCAAAAAAGTATCAATCCTTTTTGGTTTGTAATTCGCTGTTATGTTCGGGGGTAAAATCATCCCCGTAACCGGACCTCCGGCTTCGAAAGCAGCGGCATCGTTCCTGCGCACGTACTGAAAAGCGAAGCTATAAAAACCCGTCTCTACCACCCCGCCCGTGCCGGCGACAGTAACTGCATTCACGGAAGCCACGGATGAAAGACACATATCCCGTACAACCGAATCCCCTTCGACAACCTTATGACCTATTCCATGCGCCGCCCCCTCCCAAAGCCCGATGCGCTCCGAAATAGATGCATACACATACGCATTTATAGTGGTCATGTCAAACAAAACAGTAGTAACCGAGGGGTCGAAAGTAGCGGCGCCAAGTTCCGTAAAAGTACCCGCGTCGATGTCGACTACAATAAGCTTATACTCCAAAGCCACTGAATCGTATATCCACACCACCGCATAAATAACCCCACCATAAGTAAAAGAAATACCGGGAGGTAAAAAACGATAGCCGGTTGTTCCGGAAAGTAAGCGCCCGGTACATCCTAAGCGTGGAACCGGCGGATCGCCGGGCAGCATATTCAAAAGCCGGACGCACTCGCCTTTTTTCAAGCGCTTTGGGTCATCCACGGTATTCATCCCGTAGACAGGAGCGCCATCACTGAATTCATTCATGCCGCTCGGCATTATGAAAACTCCGAATAATCAGGATGAGGTTTTGCATACCCGGAACCGTTTTCATACCCCGCCAGCCGCCGGCCATGTACCGGCGTAATCATCCTGCCAAGACGGGCAGACTGGATAGAAAATAAAATTTCGTTCACTTCGTTCTGCCAATACATCGTTTCCTTCGACGTAGCCATTATAGCCCGTTCACACTTCCAGCGCAGCCACGCCGGGACGAGGCGGCTTTCGCAGTCGTTCTCGATCGGGACTTCATCACTCACGGAAGTAATAGCCGTAATAAGCGCCCGATACTTCATCATGACATAATACTGAGGCGGAACAAGGCGCGCCGCTGTAACCTTCGTGCCGTCCAGGGCAGCGCTCAGGGAATGTAAAAAATCCAGATGCGTCCCGCCAGGATTAACAGCGGCGTCGTTTCCATCAATAACAAAAGTCGAGTTGGCGAGTGTGCCGGCGGTGATGAGAAAAAGATAATTTTCAAAATAATCCTCGATATACGACGCGCTCACCATATCAACGCACGTAATTCCGGATACGCTGTACGTGCCGAAGGACGCCGACGTAATCTGGTCCGCGGAAGCCTCGTCTTCAAGCTCCACGTCCATGAGCTTGAACTTATTCTCCACATCTTCAACCCGAAGTTCGTTCGTCTCGTCTTCAGGATCGTACACCTTTATCAATTCCAGATAATCCGCCGGCTTGGTAAGCCATCGTTTTTTCTGCACCAGTACGCCGGTTTCTTTCGTAAGCGACGGAAGAAAACCCCGCTCCTGCAGCTCTTCAAGCAGATCATTAAGCCAGCTCACGAAAGGAACAACTGTCGTTCCGGGAAGCGCGGTTGAATACCGCCCGCGATAGTGGGGCGGTATATCCGGATGGTTCATGTACGTTTGAAGCGTCGGCATATCAAGCTATCTCGGAATTTTCGAGTTCAACCAGAACAAACTCGACTTTGCCGTCCTTCGCCACATTCATCTTATGGCGCTTCGCGACAACCTGCTTGCGGTACATGCCGGAGCCTACTTCGCCGTTGATCTGGTAAACCTCCGCAGGGCCGACGAGATACCGTTTAAACGCACTGCCATCGTGCATAAGACGGAGCGCATTCTCAACAGGCAACACCTCATGAGCAATGCCGTGCTCGTCAACCTTACGCGGAACCTGGACACCATTCACGACGCAGGGCGGCGGAAGCATGCCGGCAAACGGGGCCGTCGCCATCTCGATATATCCCGCCCGCATGACCTCCGCGGGCGATTCGAGATTCTCAAAACCCTTGATCTTCTCGTAAGCCGCGACCAGGGATTCCTTGAGCTTAGCTTCGTTCACCCGACCCACCCGAAGCTGCTCTTCCAACTCCGCTTTCTGCCTGAGAATACTTTGCTGAACACCCTTGAGCCTTTCGATCTCTTTCTCGGCCTTGACGAGGGCTTCCGAGTTATTGGACCGGTCTATCTTTGCCATCTTTCATCTCCTTTTTGGTTAAAGAGTGAGGCGGCGTTACCCGCCTCACTACTACACATCGTACTGATTACGCTCCGGGGAACGTAATCAACTGCTCGGTCTGCGTCGCTACGTCACCCGCTACCGCTCCGAGATACACATTCGGATCGGCATTGGTTTCGGTGATGCAAGCCCCGACAATCGCCCGCTGGTTCGCATGGCCCCCGGTGATACCGGCAAGCAGCACTTCGGTCCACAGGAAAGCGAACTCTGCATCGTAATCCGCAGCACTGGAAACCAGGCCGCCGCGAAGCTCGCAATACTTGAACCGGAACCGGTCGCCGTTGTCCCCAACCACCACGTCAATCTTACCCTTGAAAATGCACCGGTAGGCGTAGAGCCTGATCCCCTGACCGGCGACGACGGTGTGATCCACATCCACCGCGCTATACGAATTGCTGGTGTTGTAGATTTCCACGTCGTACAGATAGCAGTTAACCTTCGCCGTCGCTCCGACGTTATCAAGCTGGATACCAACCTTCGCGCCAGCGTTGATGCTCAGATTCTTGAAGGTGACTTCTTTCGTTCCGGTAGCTGCCCCAAATACGGTTTTGAAACCGTAGGTAGTGCAACCGGAACAATTAATGCTGACAGCGCCAACGCCGACGATCTTCGTCCCGTTGATGGTGATATCGGCGTCGTCGGAATGCGTGTACGCCCCCGGCATGACATGAATATCATGCCGCGCCGTGGTGCAGGCCGCGATAGCTTTGGCGATCGAAGCGTACGGAGAATCGAACTTCCCGGTGTTGATATCGTCGTTTCCGCCGATCGCAACCCAGATACTTGTCTCGGTATCCCCGAGAGCTTCTTTATACATGTTTTCCATAAGAAAAAAACCTCCTGAAAATGGTTTGCTGTTTTTGTTACGCCGCGAACGCTTTGCCAACGCCGGGATCGTAACCGATCCACATGATCGAAGCGTCGTTCTTCATCGCGCTCGTTCCATCCTTCGTGACCCACTCGGTCCGCTTCCAGCCGTCGTAGTAATGCAGGCAGTAGGTCGTGCCTTTGGTATGCCCTGCATTGCTCGCGCCTTCACCGGAAACCGTGAACCAGACATTCTTCCGGCGACCGCGGCACAGCGCGCCGGCGCCCAGGTACATCACGGCGATGTTCTTGGACGTATTGGAGAAGCTGTCGGAAAGCGGATCGTCGTCGATACCGAGATAATCCACCGTGGACGTTCCCACCGCCGTCGGCCGAAAATACTCCATGTAGTTGCTCGCGACATAGAGAATATCGTCCAGCTCCCACACCTGCAGCCCTTTAAGGGTGATATTCTGCAGGGCGCGCTCATTGGCAGCGCGAAGCATGGTTTCGAGCGACCCGCCGTAGGCGCCAAGGCGCTGCATGGCGAGGGGGTCGGCGACCGCAAACGCGCGGTACTGCCGCCCGCCGATACGCACCGGTTTGAACTTCTTCGCCGACACCGCGTAGCTCATGTACTTATGCTGCTCATAATCAAAGCCGTACAGCGCATTGTCACCGAGCGCGGCGATAAGGGTCGCGAGGGTTCCTTCGTGCGTCGCCCGCGTATAGTTCGGCGAGGTGAACGCGAACTGGTTGGCGACGACGGTGTTGTAACAGCTTCGGTTCTGGCCGGCCGCGGCACCCGGAAGCACCAGGCCCATTCCGCCCTTGCCGGTATGCAGCAGACCACGGCTGTAGCCGTCGAACAAAGCCCGGAACGCGCCCTGAGCTTCCAGCGTCTTCTCACGCCAGAGCTTCATCTGCGATTTCTTGTTCTCGATGCAGCTCGCAACCGGGATCACTTCCGACTGACGGAACTGGCTTTCCTTGTCAAGAAGGGGCTGAACCGGTGAATCTTCCTGCACGACATGGATCACTTCGTGCTTGAAGCTGTCGAAGGTTCCGACTTCCGGATCGTACATACCGTAAGTCGAAAGCCCGGCCATCGGCTCGATCATGGTGAACCGGCACTCCCCGGTCTTGTCGTCGAAATCCTGCTCCCATACGGGCGACTCAACGCCGGACCCGGTGATGTGAAGCTTCTCGTCGCCGCGTTCAATCGTGGTGACGGTAACTTCACGGAAATTGTTGATACGCCCGAAAAGGGTCGCGTATTCGGACCCGAAATACACCTGCTTTTTGAGAAGCGGGTTGACGATGTATTCGTTCGTCGCTGCGCCCCGTAGATTCCAGGAACTCGTTGTCATATTGATTCCTCCGATTTATTGTTTGACTTTTTGCCTTTTTGCCGCAAGTTCCAACCCCTCCGCCGCCAATGAATCTATCAGCGCGATATGATCGGGGTCAGCGCCTTTGGCCTGAACCGCTTTGTCGTAATACTCTCCACCTTCCGCGAGCTTCAGAACGTCATACCCGTTCTTTACGACCGCGGCATTAAGCGCCCGATCGGCCGGTATCACCGACGAGCCTTTCGTATCCAGACCGGAAACGGAATTTTTCTTCAGGAACGGGGCGAGTTTCTTCTTGAGTTCAGACGCCACGATTTTTTTATCCCGCTCGGCGGTGTTAAGAGCAACCGGAAGTCCTTGGAGAGCGGCTACCAAAGCGTAGACCGCCTGCCCGCCGGACTTTTTGCTCAACCGCGCGATGGACTCATACGTCTGGCCCGCTTCATGTAAAGCCGTCATAAGAGGTAGAATCTTCTCCTTGAACTGCTTCGCCTCCGGATGCTTGTCATTCAGCGCCCCTTCGTCGGTCCAGAATTTGCTCGCGTCCGTCTCCTTAAAAGCAAGAGACTTGTTGAACTTTCCGAGTTCAAGAAACGCCTGCCGTCCCGTCTTCTGCGTTTCCTCGATCTGCCGTTGCCGGCTGTCCTCCTGAATAAGGCCCTGCAACGTATCGGTCGCGGCTTCGCGAACGACCGTATCCAGGCTTTTTTCAAGAACGCCGAAAACGTTCTCCGCTTCCGCGGGACTCAAATCCCCCGCTTCGGCGATTGCCTTCAAAATCGACTGCCGCTCCGTCGCGTTCAGCCCGCGCACTTCGTAATCCGTCTTTCCGGACTTCAAAAGCTCCATGCGCCGCTTGACGATCGGGTCGGCCAACAGCTTCGTAAGGTTCTCCTCGGTCTTCTGCGCTTTCGTCGAAAGCTCGGCATGCGTACCCTGAAAATCAGCCAGCGCCGCCAAAGCCTCCTTCGGCATCGTCTTCAGATGCTCACCCTTCAGACCGGGGATAACGTCGTCTTCGAATTCAATTGCAGAAAGATCATCGGTTTCCCCGGCATTCGCCTCGGGTTCCCCGGCTTTCTTATCCGCATCCCCCTCGGCGTCCGCCTTGTCCTCAACGCCTTCGGAATCGGTTTTCTTATCCGCAACCTTCTCGGATTTCTTACCACTTTCGATGATCTCCTTGAGTTCCGGATCGTTGGCGATCGCTTCCGCGGGGATGTCATCCACCAAGCTGTCGGCGCCAGGATCGCCGCCGGCTCCACCCTCGGGCGCCGGAGACTCCGCGCCGCCGGCGGCCCCCTGGTCGTTGTCATAGAAGCAAACGGGAAAGAATTTCACGAACAGGTCACTGAGATTGCGCATAAACGTCTCCTTGGGGTTGTGCCTCCGGCGCGGGAGCCATAGGGTCCTGTACCGGGGGCTGTTGTATTGGTGGATTTACCGGCGCACCCTCGCGCGCCGCCATGTATATCTGATAAAGCGCCGGATACTGCATAAGTTGTTCGCCGGTAAAGGTAAGCGTCACGCCGGCTTTCTGCGCCTTTATAAGTTCCGCCTGCGCTTTCGCCATAAGAATCTGCATCTCCTGATCGGCTTTCGCTTTCTCCGCCGCGCCCGCCGCTTCGCTCTTCGCCTTCGCCCGCTCCGCCATCTTCTTTCCGGCCTTCTGCAGCACCGGATTGTCCAGCATACCCCAGAAATCCGCCATGATCTCGCCGGACGGATCGCCCTGCATAAGCGGGCCGGACGAACTGTTCAGGATATTAAGCGCATCCTGCATCATGCCGGCCTTGGCCGACGGGGAATTATCCACCGCATCGACGCGCCAATGATACTTATGGCTGGTTATATCGTTCAACACCTCGACAACTTCCCCTTCCGCGTCGTACTGAGGAACGTTAGCCATACCCGCGACCGGTTCCTTCATCTCCTCGTCATACCCCTCAATCGGAATATTATGTTGGTCATAAAGATACGGAAGCAGCGCGAGTTTGAGGTTCTGCGTGTTCTCCCACTGCGCGTTAAAATTGTCAAGATATAAAGCGTTAACGATAAGAGATTGCTCTATCTCGGTGCGCTTGGCAACGTCCGCCTGCCGCGGCGCGGACTCGCCCTGCATCGCTTCGTTAATCCGCGTAGTGTCGTAAAGAGAGTTCTTGGCGAACTCGGCGTATTCGCCCCACGCCTTCGAAGGCTCCCGCTTGACTTCCTGAAAAGCCTTGCCCATGTCCGGGTACTTCTTGAAAAAATCCTTGTTGATAGTCGCGATGCCGAAAGAACGGCTTGCCTCCGTCGGTACGGATTCAGGATTGGCGAACGCGCCTTCAGGCGAAAGCAGAAGCGTCCCGCCGCCCTTCCGCATATCGTCGAGATATTCGATCTGCGATACACAATTGCGCAGCGTGTCATCGTCCATGTCCACCGCAGGGCCGGACGGTTTGCCGTTTATTATTGCCGGCACAACGAAATCGGCCGAGATCTTTCCGTTCTCTTGAAACCAGTGCTTCTCATTCGCGAGGACGAGGCCGGACGCCGTAAACACCGTAATCCAGAGGGTTATGCAGTCGTGATCCACCGGCCCGGCGTATTTATCTTCGTTCTCCTTGATCCACTGCTCCCTGCGCGTCTTTGACCACTTTTCCGGGATGACCTGATAATCGTCTTCGTTAAACAGGCTCACCCACACCTCTTCCTTGCGCCGAATCTGGAAAATCCGCTGGAAAACCTGCAGCATCCCGGCCGGGCCTGACAGGTCGCCGTTCGCCGCGTCCAGAATACTCCGCATATAATCGCGATAAGACGCATTCTCCACCCCCGCCCATCCCATAACGGAAGAGATCATCTGATCGTCGATCCTGTGGCCCTTCCAGTGCTCCCGTATCTGCTCGACCATCTTCGGAAAGTTCAATTCCAAATCCGCCTGCGAACGCTTGTCGAAGAAAACGAGTTCCGTTATGTCCGTCAGATCGGGCGCGCCGATGTTCACCGGCCCGAACACGCAGGAATTCCACGCCAGATGATCCTTGTCGTAGCCCAGGGGGTTTTCATCTGTCGGCTTCTGCTTCTTCCACAACAGAACGTTCGGGTAACATGACACAAGAGAATCGTGTATCGCATCCCGGTATTTGAGATGCTCCTTCGTCTTCTTCTCCAAGTCCTTCATGGCGATGGTGACGAGCTTCACCTCATCAACCCGGTCATTCGGTTGGTCGATCCCGCCGCTCTCGCACGACACCGCGCCGCTTTTCCGGTTCTTGATGATATGCCCGAGAAGCGCCCGGATCGGCGACTTCATGATCGGCGGCTCTATGACGATTTTCTTCTCGATGTCCTCATATATCGCGCGCTGATAGTCGCTGATTATCTCGCCTTCATACTTCTTGAACAGCTCGTCGCCGCGCTGCAGGAACGGCTCCCAATAATCAACCATCTTCTTCGTAATGAGAAGCGACTTGATCGCAAGGCGCCGGGTATCCTCGTCGTCCCAGGCTTTACCCTCGATTTTTATCTCGTCTTCCCTGATATCGTATATGGAGCTAATCATCGGACCCCCGCCAGTTGGCGACCGTGAAGATTGATCGAACTTTCCGCCTGCCTGAAGCGGTTCGGAATCCGGCCTTCCCGTATCCTGTCATCGTCGCTCTTCGCCGCGCGCGCCATCGACAGGGTATTGAACGGATTATCAGCGTGCCACACGACGAAGTAACGCACGCATCCGGCGAAGCAGCCGAACTTCTCGTCAACCACGCTGGACACCGGCGCCGTCCGGTCCCGCGAAACCTTGCGCGAAAAGTTCTTCATCGCCCGGCCCACGTTCCTGCAGCTCTCGGAAAAAGTCAAACGCGCCTGGGATGCGGGGTCTTCCGGGTGGAAACGATACAACATCTGATCATAATACAGATACTCATTCACCTTCTCGAATCCGAATTCCAGCGAATCGCACACGCTCAGGTCAAAATCGAACCCATGGTCCGCGTACAAATCCGAAAGCTGACCTTCGGAATCCGCATTCGGCTCCTTGAATCGGTTCGGATCGCCGACCCTGGCGACCACCTGGTCGGCGAATCCCTCGTCCGCCTCGATTTTCTTCCAGATATCGCACTTCTGCGAAACCGTGAACCGTTTCTCCTTTATCTGCTCGTAAAACCCGAAACCTTCCACCGTCGGCCACTCGCGGAAAATATGAAGTCGATTCGTCGGCAGGACGACGCCCCATATCGAAGCGTCCGGCCGCGCGGGGTGGGGGTCAACTATCTGGACGACGGGATACAAAGCCGGAATTTTCTTCAAATACGCGCCTGGTTTTACGTGAACAACATCGCTGAACGTCTCGTGTATCTTCCCGCCGGACGAAATCGGCTTGCCGGTCTTCCGCGCCTTGAGCTGATGCGGGCACGACCGCGCCCACCCCTCGATCATCGCGTCGATCTTCGATTTCTGCAGCACGCCACCGGTTTTGTATCCACCTTTGGAATCCTTCCCCAACATTACGCCGATTTCCTCGAACACTTCCGCCGCCATCTCGTCCGTAACCTGCGAGCCGATACAGTTTTCGTAGATGTGGCCCTTGGTCCGGCGCATAATAAACCGCTCGCCGTTTTCAAGTTCGTCGAGTTGCGAAGAATAGTCGAGAATCGTGGCGAATTGAACGATGTTTCCGCCGCCGCGCGTCCGGGCCAGCGTCTCACCCGTCAGGTTTTCAGGGAGATTTTCATTTATCAGCACCAGATCGCACGTCGATCCGGAATGTTTATCTTCCTTCTGGTCAAAAGTCTTCACCGCAAAGCTGTTTTTAACCCCCGGAAGCGACGGATGCGGTATATCGATCTGGCGAAACACGTCGTTATTGTCCTTCGACACCGGTTTCGCCCACGGAAAAACCGCTTTAAGAAGCTCGTAGACGCTTCCGCCAGCCTTCATATCATCGGCAGTGCATACAAGGCGAAGACTGAGCTTCCCGGCGTCCCGCTTCGCTTTAAGGTTGGTCCAGTACGCCACGGCGCAGGGTGGGTAATCGGCAACCCCGAGATACTCCGGCCCCATGGTCACGCCGACCATGACAATTATCATAAGGTGCGACTTACCGACTCCGTTGGCGAACTCTACTGAAACCAGATCAGGGAGCCGGCCGTCGGGCGTCAGGGTATACATATCCTCCAAGGCCCGGTATTGCGCCGTATTCAGGCGCATAAACAGAGACGGAAAGTAATCGCGCATCACTTTCGCGGCCTGGGCGATCTCGGGGGACATCTGGATCATGCGACGGCCATCTCTTCTTTCGTAAAACCAGGATCGTTAGGCGAATGGGGGTATTTTTCTTCACCTTGATAAGATTTTGAAGGATCGGCCAACTCCTCGCTCCTCTTCTCCTTCGCTTCCGACACCCTCTCCGCCTGGTCCAGCGCCGCGGCCTTCTTATCTACGGCGACCTGAGCGATGGAGAGCCTTGAAATCGCGGCTTCGGACGCGGCGTGCATGGCGACGTGGCGAACGTCGTCGTGATCGTCGCACGCCGTCATATCAAAATGAAATACAGGGAGTGAATTGCCGTCATACGTTATAAGACAATAAGCCTTCGCATTCTGCAACCGGGCGACGGCACGAGCCTTATTAAGCCTGCGCTCTGAGCGGTTCATATCGCATGCGTCCCTTCTACTCCGCGGACCTGTCTCGCTGCAGTTCGATGGTTAAGCCAATGAAGGGCTTCTTCAAGCTTTGTTAAAGCCAAAGCGTTCTCTCGGCAATTGTAATCCCCCGACTGAAAACCGTTGAGCCTGTCGATAACAATAGCAATAAGGTCTTCGTTATGGCAGCCATTAACCCCCGACTCCTTGAGAGGCCCGTTTTGAAAATCCGCAGTGACAAAATTCGGGCCTTCTGAGATACCCGCCGGCGGTGTAGGGCGAACTGCGTATTTGTGGCACGCATTCCCAGCCCCTGGTTCATCAAGACAAACAACCTGTGTGTAACAATGACTTCCAACATGCACTTCTCTCATACTAAGCTGTCTCCTACTTCTACTTTAGAAGTTAAAGCGACTTCAGGGTGGATATCCTGAGAGTGGTCTTCTATCTGAGCGTCTGCAATTTCAAGGAGTTGGCGAGGGGATATGCGATTTTTATCGAGTACAGCCTGAAAGGTCTGCAGCGCAAGGAATATCTGCTTGCGTTCCTGAATTTCAACACGGGTCGGCGCCTCGTAGCCGAGCGTCTTGTCGATCTGCTTGGCCGCCGAAAGGCGTTCGGTCATCGGCACGCTGTCGTCCTCGCGTACATCGGCGTAGAAACCTATCTGGTCGGCCAATGTTACTCCGGCGATGGACTGAAGGCGTTCACGAATCTCGGCCGGAGTGCGGGGATCAACGAGATCAGGTGGTTTTGTAGACAGTTCATATCCCGCTAACTGCTTGGCTTTAGAGGGAGTCATGACACCGCAAAGCACAGTGTACACTATGCGTCGGGATATTCCTCTTTGTAAAGTTGAATTTGAAGCTTCAGACAGTAAGCGGGTCCCATCAAAGTCAGAATCAGCGACTTGCGCGGGGTTCACCCCCCGAGAGGGTGCGCGTTTTTTGCGGCCGTTACGCATAAGAATGCACCAAAAAGGGCGTATAATACCTCATTATACGCACCATGCCGGCATACGTTAAACGCATGATACGTATAGACTTATGAAAAATCCGGCATAGTTGCGTATAGCACGCAGCATATATAATGGTAATGGGTGATCGAACGCGAGCTCGAGGGGCGAACCAGGGAGAAACGGCATAGTATATGAGGGACCGCTTAATTGTGGGTATTCTCATAGTTCGGTAATTATGCCCGATAATCATAGAATTGCCCGAATTCGGTAATTATGCCCGATATCGGTAATATAACCCGAATGAAATAAAAAATCAATAAAATAATAAAAATAATTGTAGATATTTGTAGCGATTATTGTTATATTTATATCAGGGAACTAAATCCCGGCGAAACAATCAAAAAATCACAATTAACAAAAGGAAGTACATATGTCAATATACCTGTTGTCAATCATCATCATTTTAGCATATGGAATAACCCAAGAATAGAAAGGGATTAATCATCATGCTCTATGCTTTTTTATCTTTCATCTTGTTGTCCCTGTCAGGCGGGCACGTTTCCAGCGTGAACGACGTACGGCAGGATATCGAAAATATCTATCGCGTGCTTACAATCCCGATGGATACCACTATAATCAATGAGGATGAATAGGAAGGAAATGCGCACTATGTACTCATGCTACTATGGACAAGCAATTTTAATGCAATCCACCATTGAAGAATTCGATCGAAACGAAGGGCCGCGCGTAATTGCTCATGTTAATGGCGGTATATATCCGCTTATTAATATATGGTTGAAAACGTACGGCCTGAAATCCTTTGTTGTACAATGCCGACAATGGGAAGTAGATAAACGCATCAAAGATTTAAACCTTATAAGAAAGGAACGCACGCACGATATGAAAACGAAAAACGCTTTTAGCTGGAACCGCGGCTTTTCGGCAATCCCCGGCGCAATCACTATTCCAACGGGCGCGCCTGTTGAAAAACGAGATGGCGATTATTTTATCGTTCCGTCATTTTTCCGCGGCGCGATAGAGCGGCATGACGCGACATACTATGGTTGTAGAGTAAAGCCTGAAAACGTGGAAAACTAAACCTTTTTCAAAAAATAGACTGGCGGAATTATGAAAAATCTTCCTATCTCAAAGACAGTTAGCAGGCAAAAGCGGGAAAAACGTATCGATTTTTACGATGAAAATGGAAAACCTTGTACTTTAATTGCGGAAATTCAATACGATGATGAATGTAAAAACGGACATAATACTTTCTCAATTACCGGAAGTCTTTACGAAAAATACCGCATGCCCGGTGAATCAACCATCCACCATAAAGATGGTGCCCTGTTGTGGCAATCAATGGGCGGTTGTATACATGAGAAAATAATAAAGCGCTTTCCAGAATTGGCAAAATACATAAAATGGCACTTAACCAGTGCCGATGGTCCTATACATTACCTCGCTAACACACTTTACCATGCGAGCAATAAGGATTATAACGGGAAAGCAAAAGGCGAACCTTGTTCATGGGATATTGTCCTATATTTTGGAGACTTTCCCATATCCTTTGATTTACCAGAAAAGTTTATTGACTGGTTAAAAGATCAAAAACCAGAAACATTAGAAATCGCATCGTTCACCCATGAAAAGGAACCAAAAACATACGGTACGCATTATACTTTCAAGGGATATGGTAAAAATTGGTATGATTGCCCCTTTCGAATCGAAAAAAAAGCGCAAGAAGTACTTCTGGCAATTAAAAAATATCCTTTACGTATCGAAAAAATAGCCACTGATTTTTCAGAAGGAAAAGAAAGAGACCTACCCGCCGCGCGCCATTGTGCAGTATGGCCGGATGTATCGGACGAAGTTCTTTCTTTACCTAAAGAAGAATTAAAATCACTCTTAATTGCGCGCTTGCCGGCGTTAATGACAGAATTCAAAAAAGATATGGAAGAATTAGGATTCACATATTAATATTTAAACCGTTCCTAATGGTAAAATCCCGCACCATAACCGGGATTATCTTCAAACAATCAATATGAGGAGACTTAACATGTCACAAGTACTAACAAAAACCGTCACCGCGTACAAATACGATGAACTATCGGACAGCGCAAAAGAAAAAGCGCTGGAAAAAATGTATGATATCAACGTCGATCATGACTGGTGGGAATTTATCTATGAAGACGCGAAAACAATCGGTTTAAAAATAACCGGATTCGATGTTGCCTGCGCATCCTACTGCAATGGTGATTTTCTCGCAAGCGCTGAAGAGACAGCGCATAAAATAGAAAAAGAGCACGGTGAAAATTGCGAGACGTTCAAAACAGCAAAAGAATATTTGAAAACCCGTGACGAAATAATCGGGACAGCACCACGGGATGAAAACGGAGACTTTGAAAGCGAATACGATTTAGATCAAGCGCTCAATAGCGCGGATAAAGAATTCCTGCGCTCGCTCCTGAAAGATTATCGTATTATACTACAAAAAGACTATGAGTACTTCACATCCCGCAAAGCAATCGAAGAAACAATACGCGCCAACGAATATGATTTCACAGAAGAAGGTAAATTCCCAGCGCTATAAATCAACCCCGCGCCATTGCCGGGATTAACTTCAAACAATCAATATAAGGAGACCTAAAATTATGAAAACGCTCAAAAGAATTCGATACTACACACTAAATTCATGGAACCAGTCAACAGCACCAGCTTATAACCTCAAAATTCATAAAGTGATTAACAGCAATTTACAAGATAAAGTATTCGAACTAATGGATTGCGAAAATTTTTATGATGAAATAAACGAATTAATTACACACTTCAATATTATTAATAATTTCGAATGGCAAGCAGGATTTAATGGAAGAAGCGGTGGGTATCTTGTTTTATACCGCGGCGGGAAGCATGAAGATGGTAGAGTATACAGCCAACCGGGCAGAAGTATAGAAGATAATGAAGTGCCTGGCGAAGTGCTGCGCGCGTTTAGAACCCTCGCCCTGTCAATAATCCAGGGCACGGAATACAAAGCAAAAAATTGCGTGGTTGAGAATGAAACGTATTCCATACAAAAAACAAGGAAAATAATCGTATGAAAACCGTTGCACTAGCCATTGACCATTACCATATTCCTATTCCGCAATTCATCCGCGCAATTAAAACCGCGCGCGAAAACCCGGAAAAGCTTTTCAAGCGCTCAATAAAATGCTGGTGGGAAAGAACAGGCGCGCAAATAATTCAAGAGTATCGTGAAATTATCGATGAAAATATCAACAGGCGCGCCGGATTAACTATCCGCGAAGAAAAAGACTATACCACGCTCCGCAATCTACAAAACATGCTTTCCCACCGTGTTATAATCCGGGAAAACAACATACCGAAACGATACCGAAAACATTTACAACACAGAATAGAAAAGGAATAAACCCTTAACACCGCGCCCGGCCGGAATGCCGGGCAAACAGGAAAGCGCTCCAGGCTGTAACAAGCTGGCAAGGGGCAAAACAATAAACAAAGGGGAAAGATTTATGCGCACTTTAAACAACATTATTTATAACGCCAATTGTTCCAGAGGCGCTCCAGTGGGCCGCGCCTCTATTGGTGAAAAGCCTACCAATAAAAGAATTTATGATTGTCATGTTCCGATGACCGCCGATGGTGCGTATGATAGAGGCGGCGCGTACTGGGGAATTGGTAAAAAACTCCGTGTATCATACACAAAGGATCTAACATACATTCACTTTTACCGTAACCAATAGAAAGGAGCCTTTAAAAAATGAAATCCACGCCAATTCGCATCGATGACGCGGTTATAAAAGAAGTGACCGCAATCGCCAAAGAACATGACAGGACGGCAACCGGCCAATTCCGGATTATATTCCGGGAATGGAAAGCCGCTCAACGGCCGACAAGACAGCAACCGGCAGGACAGCAACCGGACGAAAGCCTGGTTTGACGCTCAAATCAACCCTAACCGGGAGGACACCATGAAAAACAACACTATCACAATCACCAACCCTTGGAGCGGATCACAGCGAGACGTTACGCGTAGCGAGGTCGTAGACCACGTGCGCGACGTACGCGCCCCACAGGATGCGTTTGATTTTTTGCATTGCTCAGATTATCGCCGCGAGGCGCACAACGGATACAGCCCTCAGGATGGGGCAATCAGCGCAATAATGTACAGCTAACACACCACCGCGCCCGGCGTTCCGGGCTTTACTGAAAGGACTAATCATGCCCCTCTACAAAGTGACCTGGGAGATCGACATTGACGCCGAAACGCCGAAAGCCGCCGCAATTGACGCGCTCAGAATCCAGCGGGACAGCAGCTCGTCAGCAACCGTTTTCACCGTATACAGCCAGAAAGGAACAACCACCCATACGATAGATTTAAACGAAATAACCCCTATCTAAAAAGGAGACGTTATGCGCAATCCCTCTATCAGTGTCGGTGTATCGGTTGAGGAATACCTCCGTTTACGCGACGAAGCGAAGCGGAATCATATCACCATCAGGCAGCAACTATCCGACGATTTGAATATGCTGCACCTTTCCACCCCCCTACCAGAAAGCATGGTAGAAATATGAACCCTGAACTTTGCGCTTTTCTCTTGATTATCGCAGCTTTCATCTGTATAATCATGATACCCGGAAGGAGGCCCGGCAAGTGACGCTCAATAGTGTTGTTTTCAAAACGCCGTTACCTTTAAAACGACAAGTGACGCTCAATAGTGCTGTTTTCAAAACGCCGTTACCTTTAAAACGACAAGTGACTTTGAAAACAGCACTGTTTTCAAAACACCTTTAAAAACAGCACTATTTTTTAAGCCTTTTTCAAAACACTATTAATCTCAACATAGGGAGACTTCTCATGAACCAAGTCACCGGTACAATCATCGCGGCAGGCCCGGACCTTATAATCAACGATTCAAAGCGCTGCTGCTTTGTCGTTGAATGTTCGGGGCAGGATCTTATAGCCATCGTCCAGAACAATCTTTTCAACCGCCCGGTATTCGTCCAGGCCGATCGGAGGGTAAGCCCCCGGCCGGTGGAAGCGCTGGTTTTCGAACGGTTGAACAACCCGCCGAAACCCGTTTTCACCCATCTTCAGCCAAAACGGCGGTTCAAATGTTCCGATCTCATAAAATCATAGCCCTTCACACCTCAATCCCTCTATCCGACCAGGACAAACAGCGCGCCCTCACCGGCGCGCTCCTGGCCTTCGCAATCGCCCGCCACGGTCTGAACGACATTCGGCCGGTCCGGAACGCCGAAACCTTCTCTACGGGGCTCAGGCGCTTCCTGGCGAACGAATGGGTCCTCTGGTACGAACGCAGGACAGCAACCGGCTGGACCTGCGATCTTATTCGCCCGGCGCTCGCTTGGCAGGACAGCAACCAATTAACTACTTAATACTACAGTTCCTTTAATCTCCCCATACCAAAAATATCTCCGACCGTGTGCCGTGTTTTTATCCCCTTATAGGGGATATAAAAAACACACACACTTCGGCACTCGCAAAATTTAAAGTTGGTTACAGCTAAAATGTGAATAGAAAAAGTGCCTTAATTCGTTAAATTTCGCCATTTTTAATACTTGGTATCTTACACACTGCCGCACAATGCCTTATATCTTATTGAATTGATTGTAATTACAAGATTGACGCAAGTATCAATTAAAAAAAGCCTTATATTTTAAAAATTACAGATGCTTAAAGGCTTTTATTTTAAATTTTACCTTGATGTGTTTTTAAGTAAATGCACATTATCGTCGCAAGATGCTTATTCATTGGGTGATAATGTATAAAAATAGCTTGCATAGCTGCCTTTTATTTACTATATTTCAAATATGTTTTTGGAATGTGTACTTATGTTAGCATAAAGCAAGTATTTTTAACTTTTCCGGGAGGTTCTTATGCTTGAGGCGTCCCAAAAAGACCTGATTAAAGCCCGATCGGAGCTTTTTAAATCGCTTGATCTTCTCCGAATGCACGTGGAATTCCTGAAAACAGAGATACGCCGGGTTACGGAGCACGTTAAAGATATGCCAAGTGCGCTGACGAAAGCTGAGTTTTTAGAGTTAAAGCAGCGCGACATCTATGAAAAGGTTATCGGCGTGCTGCAAAGCGACCCTGTAAATGCCCCAAGATATACTCAGGCTGATATAGTGAGGATATGTGGGGGCGTTGGTGTATCCCGCAGGAAAGTGATTGAAGCGATAAACACTTTGATCGAGGATGGATTAGTTGAAAGGCGCGTGGATAAACAGGGTTTTAAAATTGCTCTTACTGAAGAAGGCTGGTCGTTCGACATGGGCGACGGGACCAATCTTGTTTAACTTTTAAAAAGGAATTTTCGTATGCCCGCACGCTCGTGGCCCGACGCGATTCGCCCGGTGGTGGATATCTTAAACAGCACCCCCAGTATTCGTCAGAAGGATATAATTCTGCATTTGGCTTCCGAGGGTATAAGCTCATGGCAAGTACGGAAGGTAATCAGCTATTTGCGGAGGGGTGATACGATAGGACCTGTATGGGAAGAAGTGAAAACAGAGGAATTGAAGTCTGCCAAGGCTCAGATACGCCATACTTTTTCCGCGCGGGCCGCTCGAGCTACTTCAAAATCACCGAATACCTACATCATGAGACTTATTATAAAAGATCTTGATTTTTATGGACCAATGACGCAATCCGAGATATTAAAAACTCTCAGGTTGCGTGGATTCAGCCGCTCCCGCGTCGTAGAATCTTTAAAGTATCTACTTAATGGGTTTTTGGATTGGAGGGTTAGAGAGAGAATGCATATTAGGATTCAGCGGCAGAATTTCCCTCGCTGCTATCTCTATTCCAGAATAGAAGACAATCCGGTTCCAAAATCCAAAGTTTTTTATGTTTGATGAAAATAGTTGTTGACTTTTCGATTTTTATTTGGTAGATTTGATTTATGTCCCGGCTAAAAGGCGAAACTCAAACGTAAAATCACCGCAGGCCACGCGTTCGTCCGGAACGCAACCCCCGCGGCGCACACCTCTCGCCGGGATACCCGCGGGGGCGGCTTCGCGGTCTTTTAATCAAGCTCTTTGAATACCTCGTGTTGGTAAGTAGGGCGCAACCCTAACGGTAGATATGCGGCTAAGACTCGCAACCGTAGCCTGATCCTACTGTTCTGCAATACGCTTATCGGCGCGAGGTATTCAAGGAGCTTTAAAGAAAGGCGAGGTTTCTTTATGCCAAAATTATCCTACAGGGAGAGAGTCGGAAGCCGTATCGAAAAAGAGGGATTTGAATATGCAGCGGGCGCTCTGCTATCAGGCGAAGAGACACCAAAATCGCTTGATTCTTCGACGGGTGTTTCTGATCCTTTCGATTTAGGGATGCGCAGAGCTATAACGGCGGCAATCGTTAAGGGTCTTTGCAAGGACGACAGGTCTTAAAGAAAGGCGAGGTTTCTTTATGGTATCATATCACGAGAAGCTCTGCAAGCGGCAGAGGTGGGAGGGTTATGAATTCGCTGCCGGTATTTTGCTCAAAGGCGCTGAAACCCCGAAAAGTCTCGAAGATCAGTTGACCGCATTTGATCCGTTTGACCTCGGTGCGAAAGACGCTATACGCGATGCGGTGGATAAAGGCTTGTGCAAGGACGATCGGGTATAACGGTGGATTCTAACTCGATTGTTATTATCAACCTTATGATAGGGGCGTTGGTGATGGCTGTGGTCGTTCTCGTTAATGAATACGTGAGGGGGCGAAAATGAAAAAACTGAGTCTTTTGGACCATCCGGCTACACTGGAAATTCTGGCGTATAAGTGTAACGAAATCGCTGATTGGATAAATGCGCATGAAGCGTTTCATAATTCGAGGTTTGAACATAAACTATCTAATGATCTTGACGGCTGGCATTCCATGAAAGCAGGCGACACACCGGAAGAAGATGAGGTTGTGATCGCCCGTACCGTATCTGAATGCGAAGAGTATCAGATATTGAAGTGGCAGCGTGATGAATGGTATCGGCAGGATGGCGGGGGGCCGCGGTACCCTTTCAACTATGTCCGGTTCTGGAAACATTTTCGGGGGATGGTATGAACTACACCCACGGCGGTTTGCCTGAATCCGAAGCCTGGACCTGGGCGGTTGAAAACCAGCGCAAACTCGGTCAGATCGTCGCCGATCTCGAAAATAAAGAGAAAGCGGGCAAGGCCCGGAATGCATACTATGAATTAAAACGGCATTTTATGGCCGGGGTATGGACTAAGTTCATATCCGATCTTACTGATTTTCGAAAACAAAACGGTTTCCGCGGCATCAATGAACTGCTTGCGGATGCCAGTCCTATAACTATACAAAAAGGAGAGGGTATGACGATGAATGAAGCGGCTCTGAAGCGGATAGCCGGCGGTTTCGCCGAGATCAGCGAGGGGATTCTGATGCTGGCGGGGAGCGCTGCGCCGGTGGAGACGCCGAAAGCGACGGGTAAGGCCGCGAAGGTTGCTGAAAAACCTGCGGAACCTGCGATCGATTTCGCCAAGCTGCGCCAGGAGTGCAAGGAAATAATCCTTGACCAGGTGAAGGTAAAAGGGAAGGACAAGATCGTCGCCCTTCTCGCTGAGTTCAAAGCGACCAAGCTCCCCGAGGTGAAAGACGACCAGCTCGTCGCCCTCAAGGCCGCGCTGGACAAGGAAAAAGCCGTCGAGCCCGAGGCTGTGGCATAATGGAACATTCCGCTTTATCCCCATCCTCCGCCCACCGTTGGGCTGTTTGCTCCGCGTCCCTGGCCCGGTGTGAAGGTTACCCCGAGAAGACCAGCGACTACGCGGAAGAGGGTCGAATCGCCCACAATCTGGCGGAAAAATGCCTTCGGAACAACTGGTCGCCCCACTCTGGGATCATTGAAGGATGGGTTGACAGTGTCGCCCAACTGGAAATGATCGGCGTGGTGTCGAAATATTGTAATCTGATCCGGACGCTTACCTTCGGCGCGGAGTATGTCTGGTATGAAGAGTCCATGGATCTGTCCCAGGTGTTGCAAGTTGAGGGGCAGAAGGGTACGGCCGACGTTATCGCCCTGATGCCGAAGCGCGAGCTGCAGGTCCACGATCTGAAATATGGCAAGGGTGTCAAGGTCTTCGCCAAGGAGAATTATCAGGGAATTCTTTACGCCCTGGGGGCGATGGAAACCGCTTCTTTGATATCGGACGATATCGAAACGGTGCGGATCTTCATCCACCAGCCTCGCCTCGACCACGTAGACGAGGCGGTTTATACTGTCACCGAGATGCTGAAGTTCCGTGACTTTCTGCGTGAACGGGCGGCGCTGGCGATATCCCTGACAGCCAAGGGCGTCTTAAAGAAGCATTACTGCCCTGGTGAGAAGCAATGTCGGTTCTGCCCGGCCAAAGGGGAGTGTGAAGCGCTGGCGGATTTCGTTCTGAACAACATACTGGATGACTTTGAAGCGTTTGAAGGTGATCCAGCCGCGAGCGTACTGAAACAGGAGGTTGGAAACGTGTCTCAATATAATGCCGAGCGCTTTGCGAGTCTCTACGAAAATCTCGATCTGATCTCTCAGTGGGTGACGGCCGTGCGCGAATCGATCCTGGCCCGGCTGCTGCGGGGTGAATCGATCCCTGGGCTGAAGCTCGTCTCCGGGCGTGCCGGAAATCGGAAGTGGTCCTGTGACGAGACTGTAGAAGCGGCGATGAAGGCCATGCGCATCAAAGCCGACGATATGTATACCAAAAGCCTGATATCGGTAGCCGTCGCTGAGAAGCTACTGAAGCCGCGCAAGCGTCTCTGGAACAAGATCAAGGACTTCATCACCCGAAGCGATCCGGCGCCCGCCATCGCCCCGGTAAGCGACAAGCGGCCGGCGCTGGTGATTTCAGCGGTAACGGACGATTTCAAAGATGAAACGGCGGAGGAACTGGTATGATCGATTTTATCGTGGGCGCAATTCGCGGTGTGGTGTATGCTGTTGTTCTTATGGCCTGTGTTAAATACATACTTTCGTAAACCATTTTCAAAGGAGGAAAGCAGTGATAATTAAGCTCAAAAACGTAAGGTTGGCATTTTACCACAATTAACTAAAATTTAAAAAGGAGAAAGAAGATGAAGCTGAAGAATGTTAGAATTTCATTTTGCCAGAATTTATTCGTTCCTGGTAAAATGAAAAACGCAAAGCCGGAAGATAAAGCTAAATACTCCGCAACGTTCCTTATCCCGAAGAATGATCCGCAGCTTAAGGATATTCAAGCCGAGATTGAACGGGTAGCTGCTTTGGAGTGGCGGGATAAAGCCCCGGCCATCTTGAAAGGTTTGATGGCCGAAAACAGAGTTTGCTTGCATGATGGTGATACGAAACCGGATTATGATGGCTATGAGGGGAATATGTATATCCGGGCGAGTAGCAACGATGAAAATCGGGATGGCACCAAACGTGCGCCGCCGGTGGTGATCGATGCCGACAAGACGATTCTTACCGTGAAATCCGGAAAGCCTTACGCTGGTTGCTACGTTAACTGCGCTATCACGATCAAAGCGCAGAATAACGAATGGGGAAAACGCATTAATGCGTACCTGAATGTGGTTCAGTTCCTCCGCGATGGCGATGCTTTTATGTCGGGCGTTGAGACTGAAGACGATTTCGACGATGTGTCTAATATCGGTGCGGATGATCTCGCGTGAAGAAGGGGAATCCTTGAAAAAGGAGGCGCCGGGAGTCCGCTGCGGTAACGTAGCGGCATTGGACCTGCAGGCTCCCGGCTCTTTATTATGAACTTTTACTGTGTAAAATGCGATCCTGAAAAACGGATCGTTATAAGATGGACAAGTAATGAGCCTTGTATTTGCCCCGATTGTAATAGTATAATGGTAGAAGTTCCGGACTCCCCGGATATCATAGTTCCCGGCCAAACGTTCAGCTTTGAGAGGTGCTTATGAATCTTGAAATCTTCGAATCAAAATTAAAATGTGAATATTCTTCCCGAGCGACGCTTAAAAATTATCTATGCGTCGCGCGGGCTTATAATACCTATCTCGAAACTGCAGTTGATAAGGACCCCGCTGTACTTATCCGGAAGTACGTCATATTGAAGCTCCAGGGGAAGGCGGCGAAGACGATTAATCTCCATCGCGCCGCGATATTCACTCTGTACCGGCTGGTAGAAGGCATTATTTTGAAAAACGATGACGTTCCCCGGCGCAAGGAGCCTAAAAAACTTCCCGTTGTTATCGGTTCCGATATCGTTTTAAAAGCGATCGCCGCGGAAATGAATCTCAAACACCGTATTATCCTTCAGATTTTCTATGGGTGTGGTATCCGGCTGTGGGAGATGCAGAATTTACGTGTTAAAAATGTACGGTCCGATAAAGGCTATCTCTGGTTGCAGGATACGAAGGGCCAGAAGGAGCGCATTATTCCGATACCTAAGAGCGTCCGGCGTGGGCTGTATGATTATATCCATGGGAAAAATCCGGATGATCTTATATTTGGCGGGTTGTGTGGTCGTACTTTTGGCAAAGTGGTGGGTAATGCCTTTGAACGAATCGGCGCAAAGGCAAGTCCGCACAAACTTCGCCATTCGTTTGCTACCGATCAAGTAGCGTCGGGCCAGCCGGTGGAGAAAGTTCAGCGTTGGCTCGGGCATTCGGATGCAAAAACGACAATGATTTACGTTCATTTGAGCGAGGCGCAGTTGAGCGAGTCAACAGATTTATTGGAAGAAAAGGGCGTATAATAAGAAGTTGTGTGGAAATAAAGGTTGCTTTTGAATTATAGAAAACTTTTCGAGGGGGTAATGGTGCGATTAAGCCACGCATCAAAAATCAGTGCAGCAAAGATCGGACACCTTCCCCAGGTGCTGCTGTGCAAGCTCCGGTTCGTTTGGGAGGCCGTAGTGGCTCACGGCCCCTCGAAAAGTTTTTTAAAACAGCGGAAGCAACCTTTACATTCACACAACACAGACAGCCTAAAATTTCCGCCTTTGCTTGAGTGCCTTGCGGAGATTCCTGCGAGTAACGATATGGAGTGTGTGGCACGTAATATGTGGCTTGTAATCAGGCGGAAACTTCAGGCGAGTGCCTGAGCGCGTTGCCGGAAATAAAACCGGCTTTTATTGAGGAGGCGGGCGCAATGGAACACGAATGGTCTGATGAGCGGTATGTTTCTATGGCGAAACGAGAGCCGGATCGTCTTGCTTTCTGGTTACAGTATTTTCCAGATGAGCTTGAAGCATCTCAGTGTGTGTGCGACAACCCGCCAAGTTTTGATGACTATTGGCGTCGGGAAATGGGCACTCCCGAGCAGCTTAGAAAGCGCCCGCAGAACACTAAGGTAGCCGGTTTTACATCCGGCAACAGCGGTAGCTTGCAATAACCGTTGGACATTATGGAAGTGGATTATAGGCGGTTACAGCAAGCGTACCGCGAACCGTTGGTGTAAATGCCGCGTTTCTCCATTGGAAAGGCGCGGCGAGGAGAAATAAAAATGGAAATTGCACGCGGTCACATAATGGAATGGATTCATCAGCCTGGTAGGCATTGTATCGTTGTTAAAGGCGGAACAGTTCCAGAAGTATTGTTTTTAGATAACTATGAATTTGCGGATATACACGTAAGTCAATTAATCGCCGCGCAGAACACTAAGGATGAAACGCGGCACATCCACCAACAGCTACAAGCGGCCATTGCTCTGGTTCGTGAAGCTGGTTGTAAATATCTTATCTTAGAAAATGATCAGCGTTTAAATGTTTTACTTAATCAAATCGAGCAACGGGCCGCTGTGTAGCGAACCGTTGTAGTCAATTGTCATTTTCTTTTGTCTAATAGGAGCTTGCTTATGACTAACGAGGAATTTTTTGATATTGGTCGAGTGGCATATATCACTGGCAACGTTCAGGAAGCTTTGGCAGCAAAGCAAGCTCTTGAACTGGTGGTAGAAAATGCCAACAGCCTACAACAGCTAAAGGCTGAAATTGCCGCCCTCAACGCGAGCATTAAGCTGTCAAGTGGAGACCTGTTTATTAACAAGATCAACGTATCTGAGCGGTTACGGCAACTATCAGCCGTTTAGCAACCGTTGGCTGCAATAAATCGCGCTAAGGCAAGTTGTTATAGCCGGGGCGCAAGACAGAATCGGCCATCCATGGCCGCGAAAGGCAAAATGCGAAAACCAAAAATACTTGATTTGTTCTGTTGCCAAGGCGGTGCCGGTTTGGGGTACTCGCTTGCGGGTTTTGATGTTGTCGGCGTGGATATCGTGCCGCAACCTAAATACCCGTTTGAATTTCATTGCGCGGATGCCCTGTCGTTCGACCTGTCGGAGTTTGACGCGATCCATGCAAGCCCGCCTTGCCAGGCGCACACCCGCGCAAGGAAGTTGCAGGGCAATACGCATGTCGATCTAATTGGCGTAACGAGAGATAAGCTTGTTGCAAGTGGCAAGCCGTTCGTGATCGAAAATGTTCCCGGTGCTCCGTTGCAGAATCCTATCGAACTATGCGGGTTAATGTTTGGTCTTAATTTCTATCGCCATCGGCTTTTCGAGTTGAATTTTAAGTGCAAAATACCGGTTCATCCGTTGCACACAAAGCCGCTTGCTAAAATGGGGCGACCGCCAAAGGACGATGAAATATTGCAATTTGTCGGGCATTTTTCCGGTGTGTCACGTGGAAGAAAAGAATTGAATACGCCGTGGATGTCGCAATACGGAATGGCACAATGTGTACCCCCGGCATATACCGAGTACATTGGAAAACAATTAAGAGCGCACATCGTGTGCGCGGAAAGCGCCCCGGAGAACACTTCGGAAGCGCGATTTACAGCAGCCAACAAATGCATGGCGTGCACTTCGTAAATGCGGAGTACCGCACTTCGCCATGCATCGGACGTTGGCGTCAATCGCCCGACAACGGGGCGGATTATTGAAAGGATCGGCGCGAAATGCCGGAGTTAATTTGCGATAGATGTAAACAGAATTATCCCATTTGGTCAGCGGATAACTATGATTGGAATAGGGTAATTAGGGATAATCCGTCGAATTTTATTTTTCAATTTCTATGCCCTACTTGTTTTTGTTTTTTGGGTTCGAATGAATTTAGTTACACTTGGATTATAAAAAACGATCGCGCCGATCAGAACGCTAAAGTAGCCGCTCCGATGTCGGGCGTCGGGCCGAACGGCCCTTCATTTACGCCAACGGCGAGCGCACCAGATAGTCTTGTTGGCGAACCCGTTGTCGATGCGACAACCGCCAACAAGCCGCAGCGTGATGCGATTACGCCGCCTTGCGGTGATAAAGATTGTCTTTTTATCAAATGTTATAATAAGTGTAAAGGTGATTTTTGTCCACAATATCCGGCGGCGTAATCGCATCACGCGGTGCGCTCGCCGTTGCCGGAAATAAAACCGGCTTTTATTGAGGAGGCGGGCGATGGATTACGATAAAGAACGCGATCACGGTGTCCCTTGCGATACAAGGGAATGTGAGTTTTGGGCTGATGAGGTGGAAACTCAAAATTGTCATGGTGAAACTACGGCTGGCGATCCTGCGGTAATTTGCTGCAAGAAATATCGCCCGCAGAACGCTACTGTAGCCGGTTTTACATCCGGCAACAGGCAAAAGTCGTAATGCCTGGAACAAAAAGCGGAATCGGCACTACGGCTGTTTGCGGAACCGACGGTGTAAATAAATTTTTCTTTGGAGGTTATAAGTGGCCGCTAAAAATGCTCAGGAATTTATAGAGGAACTTAATATTGAACTTGCAGATGATGAAATTCACGATTGGATATATTCGGCATGGCAAGCGGCCACTGAAGCTGCTGAAGAAAAATTTATTTCCACCAACACAGGCAGCCCAAAATTGCTCGCAGAATTACACGATGCGATGCTGTTTTCTTCTGCTGGTGCGTTATATAAAACAACCGATCTGTATCAAAAGGTTTGCGAGCAACTTCGGGCGGGTGCCTGAGGCGTTGCTGTTATAGGCGGAATTAAATGAATAACACTTTATATATTGACCTCGAAACGTACTCCCCGATTAATCTTAAAAAATGCGGCGTGTATAAGTACGCCGAGAAGGTGGAAATACTTCTTTTTGCTTACGCTTTGAACGACGCGCCGGTACAAGTGTGGGACTGTACGGAGGACGATGAAATACCGGATGAGCTGAGGGGAGGCATCGAAGAAACTTATTTTTTGTGCGCGCACAACAGTGGCTTCGATCGGGTGGTAATGGATCGATGCTTCCCCATGTATATAGATATGCCTTGGCGCGACACGATGGTCCGCGCCCTCGCCCACGGCCTCCCCGGCGGGCTTATGATGCTTTCAGATATATTCAAACTCCCTATCGACAAAGCTAAGGACAAAGCCGGCCACGAGCTTATCCATCTTTTCTGCAAGCCTCAGAAAGATGGCTCCCGCGCCACTCGGCTTACTCACCCAGAAGAGTGGGCGCAATTTACGGAATATGCCCGGCTCGATATTGAAGCCATGCGTACTCTCGATAAAAAATTGCCGACGTGGAATGACACCGACGAAGAACGTGCGCTGTGGCATCTCGACCAGAAAATAAATGATCGAGGCTTTGCCGTAGATATCGATCTCGCGCAAGCAGCTATCCAGGCGGTGGAGAAAGAGAAGCTTATACGGAATGCCGCGACGCAGGACGCGACGGATGGCGCCGTAGGCGCGGCGACGCAGCGCGACGCGCTCCTTAAATACATCCTGGAAATCCACGGCGTCGATCTGCCGGATATGCAGATCGGCACTCTCACCCGTCGGCTCGAAGATCCTGACCTCCCGGAGCCGGTTAAGGAGCTTATTCAGCTTCGTCTTGAATCCAGTGGCACCAGCACGAAGAAATATTCGACGCTTCTTGAGTCTGTATGCTCCGACGGGCGGCTGCGCGGGGGTTTGCAGTTTTGCGGCGCTTCGAGGACCGGGCGGTGGAGCGGCCGTATTTTTCAGCCGCACAACCTCCCCCGCCCAAAGTTCAAAAAAGACGATATTGAAATCGGGATAGGAGCGCTTAAAGCCGACTGTGCTGATCTTTTATACGAAAACGTTACCAGCTTGGCCTCTTCCGCGATCCGCGGCGTCATTGTAGCGCCAAAGGGTAAGAAGCTTGTCATCTCGGATTTATCAGGGATTGAGGGCCGAAAACTCGCCTGGCTGGCGGGAGAAGAATGGAAGGTCAAAGCGTATTATGACTTTGATGCTGGAAAAAATCCCTATGACATGTACGAACTCACTTACGCGAAAACGTTCAATATAGACCCATGCGACGTGGATGATGATAAACGCAAACTCGGTAAGGTTTTGGAGCTTGCTATGGGTTACGGCGGCGGCGTCGGTGCATTCGTCACTTTTGCGAACGGGTATAAAGTAAATCTCGAAGATATGGCAGGCAGGGTATGGAGTGAACTGCCGGAACGGGTTTTGGATGACGCGTCCGGGTATTGGGCGATGTGCGTGAAAGAGCGCAAAACGCTTGGGCTTTCCGAAAAGGTGTTCGTTGCGTGCGACTCGATAAAAAGACTCTGGCGGGAAGCCAACCCGAAGATCGTGCAGTTTTGGGCCGACCTTCAAGATGCTGTTTACCAGGCGCTTTTGTTCGATCGGGTGGTAACAGGGAAGCATTTTAGGGTGGATAAAAAAGGGACGTGGCTGCGGATACAGCTTCCTTCCGGCCGGTATGTGTGTTATGCCGGCGCGAAGATCGAAGAGAAGAAAATTCGATACCTGGGGATTAATCAATATACCCGGAAGTGGTGTAAATTGAGTACATACGGCGGGAAGCTTGCTGAAAACGTTACCCAGGCGTCGAGCCGGGATATCCTCGCTCACGGCATGCAACTTGCCGAAGACGCCGGGTATAAAATCGTCCTCTCCGTTCACGACGAGTTGCTTACCGAAGTTCCCGATTCACCTGAGTTCAATCACGAAACCTTGTCGAAAATAATGTCAACTAATCCACCCTGGGCGCCGGGATTACCCCTGGCTGCAGCAGGATTTGAAGCGTACCGTTATAGAAAGGATTAAAATATGAATGAAAACCAGATTAAAGCGGAGGTAGCCCTGCTTATGAATTTGCGTCCTTGGGACCTCAAAGCTATCATGCAGCTTCTCAAAGACAAAGGAGTGGAACCGTGGCAGAACCTACAATAATGCAGCTCGCCTATATCAATGGACTCTACGGCGATCTCGATGTCCCGTATACGAAGCGGGTAAAGCCGAAGTCCGGGCGGGAAGCGAGCGTTTTGATCGACGAGCTGAAAGAAGCGATCGAAGAGAAGAAAAACACGCCAACCGAGGAGGATTGAAAATGGTAGATGAAAACTACAAAGCATTGCGCGATGTCTTCGAGGCGGCCATTCACCAAGCCGCGGATGGTAAAGGGAAAACCCGGCACGCCGGGGAGTATGAGGCTTTCGAAGATCAGCAGATATGTCAGATTCCGCGCTGGCTTGGGAGCATTGATGGGCCGTTGTTTCAAGCGGTTAAAAAATGCCTCGAAGTGAATAGAATATCCACCACCGAAGCGAAAATTCACGAGCTGCTTGGCGCGTTGAACTATATCGCCGCGGCCATCATCGTTTTGAAAGGCGCTGAGGCGCCTGCGCTGCTGGTCTTCCCGGAAGATACTACAAAAACACCATTCGCCGTTGCGTATGAAAAAGAATTGCGGGATAGAAGCGTACCAAAAACCTCATTTACCAAAGTGGATACAGCATGAACGGTGTTTTAGTAGTCATTCCGGAGGGTAAAAAATTTACGCACGTAACAGTAACGAGGGACAAAAAATCGGCGATGGTGTATTATGCGTGAATCCACCGTTGAATCCGCCTTCCGCAAGAGGATGAAAGCCTGCGGCGGAGAGTCGTATAAGTTCGTCAGCCCTGGCCGGCGGGGGGTGCCGGATCGTCTTGTTCTGCGGCCGATACCCGAGTATCATCGCGCGATCGTGTCGAACTATGTCTGGTTCGTAGAAGCAAAGGCGCCGGGCAAGAAGCCGCGGGTTGAACAGGCACGGGAGCATAAACGATTGAGGGATATGGGGTTTGTCGTGGAGGTTGTAGACCGGTGATTTTCATTCCACGCGCCTACCAACCTATCGTCCGTGATTTTATTTTAAATCATGCTCGGTGCGCACTTCATATAGAAATGGGCCTCGGAAAAACCACAGCCGTGCTGTGGGCTTTGAGTGATCTGCAGCTCGTCGATCATGTCCGCGCTCTCGTCGTTGCCCCCCTCCGTGTCGCCCGGTCGGTCTGGCCCGAGGAAGGCAAGAAGTGGGATCAGTTCAAGTATCTTAAAATCATTCCTATTATCGGCGATCAGAAAGACCGCATCGCCGCGCTTCGGGAGCCGGCTGATATCCACACGATCAATTACGAAAACATCCCCTGGCTGTCCGAACAGGTCGGGAACAACTGGCCCTGGACCACGATCGTCGCGGACGAAGCGACGCGCCTGAAGCATTTTCGACTGTCCGGCGGAAAGAAGTCTACTTCTACGGAAGTGAAGGTCAGCAAAAACCGAACGACCCGCGCCCGGACGCTTGGAAAATACGCTTTGAAGAAAGCGACGCGCTTCATAGAGCTTACTGGAACCCCGGCGCCGAACGGGTTGCAGGACCTATGGGGCCAGCTCTGGTTTCTCGACTTCGGCGAACGGCTCGGGCGTACCTTCACCGCTTTCAAAAACCGCTGGTTTTATTATGAAAGCCGGTGGAGCTATGAAATGAAGATGGCCCCCGGCGCGCAGGAAGAAATTCAAAAACGTATCTCTGATATCTGTATTTCGCTGCGCGCGGAGGACTGGTTCGATCTCGAAAAACCGATTGTAACGGATATTCCGGTTGATCTGCCGCCCGACGCCATGGCTATGTACAAGCAGATGGAAAAGATGATGTACCTCGAAATCAATAACTTGGAGGTGGAAGCCTTCAATGCTGCGGCAAAGTCATTAAAGTGCTTGCAACTCGCCAATGGTGCGATATATACTGATGATGAGCAGAACTGGCAGGCTGTTCACGACGTGAAGCTTGACGCTTTGGAAAGTATCATCGAAGAAGCTTCCGGGATGCCGGTTCTCGTGGCATATCATTTTGAGAGTGACCTTACCCGGTTAAAGGCTCGCTTTCCCAAAGGTAAAGAATTAAAGACAAAGAAGGACGAAGATGATTGGAATGCGGGTCGAATACCTGTGCTTTTTGCTCATCCCGCCAGCGCCGGACACGGCCTTAACCTTCAACATGGTGGTAATATCATCGTCTATTTCGGCCATTGGTGGGACCTTGAGCAATATCAGCAGATACTCGAACGAATCGGACCCGTACGCCAGATGCAGGCAGGATATAAGCGTCCAGTTTACGTGTACAATATCCGGGCGCGAGGTACGGTGGACGATCTGGTGATCCAGAGCCGGGTGAACAAGCGAAGAGTGCAGGACATTTTAATGGAAGCTTCGAGGAAAACATGAAAAAAAGAGATTTGAACACGATTGTTAAGATGATAGAAAAAGGAAAAATATCCATTAAAGAACATAAGAAGATGAATAAAATAGTTAAAAAATATATCATACCAAGAGCTTAAAAATATATGCACTACTCAGCGGCGAAGAGCATTCTCATTGAAAACGGCTACATTCCGCTCCCTGTTATCCCGAACGAAAAACGCCCTGCGATAGCTAATTGGACGGCGCTTGATTATGTGCCGCCTAATGGCTATGCGAATTATGGCGTCGGGATAAAATGCGGCGTTGGGGAATATCCGATCGCCGGGGTAGACCTTGACATCATCGACGAGAAAATCGCTAAAAAGATGTTTGATTTCGTGGTACGTGAATTTAACGTTCCTTTATGGCGCGTCGGGAAAGCTCCCAAAGTCTTGATCCCGTTTCGAGCGGAAAAGGCTGGATGGGCTAAAAGGTCATCGAATCGTAACGGCTCCGGGCGGGTGGAGATATTGGGCGCCGGTCAGCAATTCGTCTGCTTTGGCGTACATCCGGACACTAAAAAGCCTTATACCTGGCCTGGCCTGGTGGGCGACCTGTGCGATAACGCCGCGGTAAGCTTGCCGATATTATCCCCCACTGGCGCCGCGGAAATACTCAAACATTTTGAAATTCTGACCGGGGGCGCTATCCCTGAAATTAAGTCTCCTACCGACTTCGACCTCACCGATCCTCTCGACGCCATCCAGCCGATCGGAATACCATTGGAAAAAGCCGAAATGCTTCTCAGCCAGGTCGATCCTGATTGCAGCCGGGATCAGTGGCGCAATCTCGGAATGGCTCTACATCATGAATATAACGGCGCTTCTGCAGCTCTCCTCATTTGGTCACGGTGGAGCGCCGGCGGATCGAAATACAAAGAAGGGGAGCCCGAGCAACAGTGGGAGTCTTTCGGAAAATACACCGGGCGGCCAATTACCGCCGCCTATCTCCTTAAAGTTACGAAACCCGAGGATATTTGGGCTCCGGAACCGGATTTCTTCGAAAACCTTCCAAAAAGCACTTCTCGCTTCGTTACAGACCCGCCAGCGATCCCTATGGTTGTGGACGACCTTTTACCCAAGGGGATCGTTTCGCTGTTCTACAGCGCTGGCGGCGCGGGGAAAAGTACCATCGTTCTCTATATGGCAATAAAGCTCGCCTTATCCGGTAAATACCCGATCGATTTCCTCGGTCACAAGATTCAACCCGGCCGGGTAGCACTCTTAACCGCGGAAGACCCCGATCTCATATTAAATCGTCGTTTCATAGGTATTTTGAATGACTTAGCGGTAACTCTGGACGTTCCGATTGAGGAATTGCGTCAGACAGTTGACGAGAATTTGTCGATAATATCTACTTTCGGACATGCCGTACAGCTCTTCGCGATCAAAAATGATGGTGTTTTAAAGCCTACGGCTTATTATAAGTCTCTCCGGAACTGCTTACAAAATATTCCGGATTTGCAACTCGTCGTCATCGACACTAAAACGCGCTTCAGTCCGGGGGAGGGATTGGGAAACGTGACGGCGACCCAGGAAATAACCTACTACGAAGCAATTGCTATGGAAACTGGCGCCAGTGTCATGCTCCTTCACCACAGCAATAAAAGTTCACGCGACGGATCACAAACCGGACAGCAGGCGTACCGGGATGCTTCCGCCATCTTCGATTCGGTGCGCGCCGCCTGGTATCTCCGGGGGCTTCGGGAAGACGAACTGGCTGCGCAGGGAATTTCCGCAACGGACTCAAATAATTACCTTCTTCTGGAAAATTCAAAGAACAATTATATTATGCGCTGCCCGGATAAGATAGTGCGCCGGGAAGGATACAAATATTATACCAGCAAAGTAGTTGAGAAAATGTCAAAGGCCGATCGACAGGAGATGTTAAAGCGCAGTGTCTACGACAAAGTGGTCGATGCCCTGCAGAACGGCCCCGCGACCGGTTGCAGTCAAGCCGAGCTGATAAAAATATGCCAGGGCCTTAAAGTATCGCGCAGAAAAGTTGTGGATGCCGTTGAAAATCTGATCGAAGATCGCTTGGCTGAACGACGCGTAGATAGACAAGGTTTTAAGATTGTTTTAACCGACGAGGGGCGGTCATATAATCTGGAAGCGCCTATTGCTTGATATCAACTCCTATTGACATATTATTTTGGCGGCGAAGACGGTGTTGCTTACTTACCTGAGTGCTTCCCGATGATGGAAATATCCACCCTCCCAAGTTCCCGCCGCCGTCCGTTCCTTTCGGCACGTAAACCGTGTCCCCTGCCGCGAGCGTCATGTCAGCTATCACTACGGCGCTATCGATCGTATCTTTAACCGTCCCCGCAAAAGCGATAGTCGCCGCGCTCCCCGGCGTCCCGCTCCTCATCGTGTCGGGGGCAAGGGCGGTGCCCCCGATATTAACAGCAGTTCCTATCGTCCACGTTTTCCCGGCGGTAACAGTTACAGCAACACCATTTGAGTCCCAAAACACGGTGTCATGCGCTATGGTCTGGGTAATTGCTGTATCGCTTACTATGTGGAAATTTTCATA